TCGCCATCTCCATTATCCTGTGTGATAGTAGACTGAACAAATGTATTTGCTACTTCTTTTCTTTTAGTTTCAAGTGCATCACCTACTTTAGAAGCAATCGTATCTTTGAACGCTTTTTCAGCACCTAGATTATCACCATCGGATAAAGCATCTATTATGTCTTTAGTTTCCGCCATTTTCATCTCCTTTATTTGTTACACCATCAGATTCAGTACCTTCTAAGTCATCTGCTGATATAAAATTACCAGAACCATCTTGTGGATATCTAGTGATACCATCGCCACCATCTGGCATATCAATACCACCATCCTCAACATCTATTCCAGATTCTTTATTAATTTGTGTTTGCATTTCATCTATTTCTGCATCTGTCATATTTAGTACATTTTTCTGTACCCATTCTTTACTATAGAATGTTCCAATGTATGATTCAATAGAACCTAAGTTATTTATCCTATCTTGCATCAATTCTGCTTTTTTCAATTCAGCAAAATGACCATCTTGTAAAAAGTTATACTGAATGTGTTCTTTCATTTTATTCCAATCTTCTAAGGTAACAATACCTTTTAGAATTAACTGAGCTTTTAACATATCAGTAAATAATGGTGTAAATCTTTTTCTTAGTCTTTGTACAAACTTAGTAAATTTTAATTCATCTCTTGTAATCTCTGTAGAACGACCAAGACTGAAACCACTTTCAGCTTCCATTCTAGAGATAGGTACATTTAATGAACGATATAATTTATTTTGGAAATATTTTATATCTTCTATCTCACCTAAATTTTGTCCACCTTGTAGTGTAGTAATCTCTGTTCCACGACCACCCTCTCTACGAGGTAACCAGAAGTCTTCTAACATTGACATATGATTTCTATCATCTTGTATCTCACCAGTACTAGCATTATAAACTAATTTGTTACGATAACGATTCATAACATCTTTTAGATATTGTTCTGCTTTTATCTTTGGAAGATTACCTACATCAATATAAAATATTCTTCTTTCTGGTGCTCTTGATATTCTGTATATTACAACAGAATCCTCAATCATTCTTAATTGATTAACAGGTTTAATTGCTTTGTGTAAATGTGAAAGCACATGTCCTTTATTTTGGTCAATTAAACCAGATGGTACATATGTAATTGAATCATCAGCAATCTTAATGCCTTCATTCATTTGTCCAGCATTTAATCCTTTATCATTGTATAAGTAAAAATCATCAACACTTTTTATCATCTCTAAAGAAGTGCCTGGTTTTATATCTTTATTAATCTGTCTTACTTTTCTAATTTTTCTAGGGTCTATGTATCGTACTTCAGCGATACCTTTTTTTGGATTTTTTTTATCAATTACTTTGTGATAAAAAATCCTACCATCAATATACCATCTTCTGAATATATCATGTCCTTTTACATCAAAATCTAAAAGTGACAATACAGTATCAAACTCTGCACGAATTTTTCTTTTAATTGATTCGGTATATTCTAATCTATCAAGAACAATAGAAACTGCTTGGTCACGCTCATTAGATACAATGCCTTCATTGACTATATCTTCAATTGCTGAATCACATTCTGGTTGTTGTGAAATTTCACGATACCTACGAATTAAGTCAACCTCAGACCTCTCTCTACCATCTGTGTCTAATACTTGACCAAAAAATCCACCACCAGCAATTTCGACTGTGCCGTCATCATTAGCTGGTGCTGTAAATTTTTCTTGACTTTTGGTATCTTTGATTTTCTCAAATTTAAAACCAAATAGTTCTGCCATAATAAAATCTCCTTTATTGTCTTTTATTTATAAGGTAAAAAAAGACTATATTAGAAGTTAACACCACTAACTGAGTAGTTTTGATATTTCCATTCACAAGTGAACACACCTATCTCTGTACCAGCTGCAGAATCTAATGCAGCAATACCACCAACATTTAATGGCCATGCATTTTTAAAGATAAATGTTTTTAAAACTGTATCATCTCTATCCAATAGTTCAGCAGTTAAGTCTGTTGCATAATCTGATAATGAATTAACACCTGTGTTATTATCAAAGTCATTGATACCATTTGACCATCTTTGTAATGCATTTAGAATCATCATGTCTGTATCCATATAGAATTCAGTTGACCAAGAACCAGTTGTATCTCTATCTCCAGCAATAGCTATTTTTCTACCTCTGTAGTTAAGTTCTAATTCACCTAAAACTATATCTGGTAATGTAGTACCTTTACATAGAAAAGAAGTTCTTCTTACATCTAATCCGATTGCAATACCTGGTGGTGGTGTAATAGTTACACGAAACTGATTGGTACGATAACCGCCACCGATTAAATTTGCTTTAAAGTCGTCTATTTGTGCCATGATTAACCTCCTACCTCAGAAAATGCCACCCCTGTACGAGTTGCGACAAAGTTTAATGTGATGAAGTTAATAGAACGAGCAGGTTTGACAAATATGTCTGCAACAAATTCGTTTCTATCAATAACACTTCCTGTGTTGTTTGATGCATCACACTTGACTAAAAAGTCTGTGATACCTCTACGACCTTGAACATCTCTTAGGAAAGGTTCAATTAGACTTCTAAATTGTGCTCTTGTAAACTCATCATTGAATTCAAAGAGTTGGAATTTAGCAGCAGTAGCAATTGCTTTTTCTAATACTAAGAATAATCTTCTAACATTAATTCTGTCAAAAGCACTTGGTTTAGTTTGAGCAGTTTTATCACCAAATAAAGTCACACCTTGGCCTGGGAAGTTAACGACTGGGTTAACTCTTGCTTGATAAAGAACATCTCTATCAGCCTTATCTGGGTTAAAGGATAATTTAATTGCCCCTCTAACTGTTCCTCTAGTAAATCCAGCTGGTGAAAACCATGCATCAGCAACATTGTCTGTATTTGCACATAAACCAGCGACTGAACCATTTAGAGGTACGAATCTATAAGTATCATTGTATTTGTCATACATGTACATGTATCCACTATCGAATACCATATAAGATGAACTTGGACATAAGTCAGCAGCAACTCTTACATTACTTGCTTGTTTAGCAGATGTTGTAACACCGACTGTAGCAGAACGATATGGTGAAACAAATCCAACACAATCTTTTCTACCTTCTACTAAGTTTGTAATCATTGTGACATGAGTATCATGACCTGTAGATGTATCAGCAACAATACTTGATGAACCACCGATAACTAAATTGATATCTTCTGATTCTGTATCTTTAAACTTATCATATGCAACTTCAATCTCTCCAGCAGTAGTGGCATAGTCATCTGTTCCACCTGTAAGTTCATCTATTGTTATTGGTAATACAGCAGTATAAGTTGATGTAGTATCTGTTCCCCAATTACTACCAGCAGCTATATGGTCTGTCCAATAAATGTAATTTGATTTAGCTCTAATTACATCTGGGTAGTAAATACTATCACCCTGTGGTCCTTTTGCACTAGAGTTTTTAGACATATTACCAAATGTTTCGATAACAGCTTTTGTTCTATTTCCAGCTGTGTCTGTATCATAACCTGTTATATCACCTGTGCCATCAGCAACAACAACATGAAGTTCATCACCTGAACCACGACCATTGTTTGTATTATAATCTGATGTGCCTGGAGCACCTTGAAACAAATCAGCATATTTCCAGCGTCTTTTAATTTTTGAATCATTTGGAATTGCAGTTTGTAAACCAGCACCAGATGGGTCATCTTTTAATCTGACTGTTAGTGCATTTGTTGATGTATTGATTGCAGTTACTTGATATTCATTAAAGTCATCTACTGATACTGTATTTGCTGTATCTGAATAGAATGATATTAAATCACCTACATTAAATGCATAACCTGAACCATCAGCATCATCTACTACAATCGTTGTATCTCCTACAGCAACATCTGCTTGGTTTACTAAGTTATTTGTACTTAAATCTTGTTCAAATGCAGTTGCAGTAGCACATATTTCTACTTTGATTCCATTTGCCCATGTTCCAGCAGTTCTTGCTGTCCACTCTCCATTAGAACCTTGTCCTGTTGAGAAACTTGCATCATAGTGGTCTAAATCTCTAATTAGAACACCAGAGTTTGCTCCAGCATTTACTACTGCACTCTCTGCTCTGACTACCTTTAATGAATCTGTATATTTTAAAAAGTTTGCGGCACTAAAAAATGTTTCGAATTGATTACTTGAACCTTGTGGTTTACCGAATATCTCGACTAGTTCTTCTTCACTAGAGATATTAACTATTGTGGATACTGGCCCTTTTTGAAAAGCTCCAGCAATTGCTCCAATACTAGTTGCAACGGCAGGTACAACATTGGTTAAATCGACTTCATTTACTTGTACGCCTGGTGACACTAAAAACGCCATTGACTTACTCCTATTAATTATAAAGTTTATTCTTTATGTTCTTTGATTATATTTATAAAAAAATTGTATTCTAGAATTTGTTTTTATATGTTGCTGAACATATAAATAGTATTATGTCAAGTAATCATTACAAAAAGTACAAAGAAACTATTAAAGAAGTGACAAAAAGAAATTATCACAAAAGAGTTTCTTCTTTAAATCAATATTTAGTAAATACTAAATGTATACATTGTGGTGAACCA